AAGGATGGTGTAACGGTTGCTAAGTCAATCTTCTTGCTAGACCCAGTTGAGAACCTGGCAGTGAAGATGATGAAAGAAGCTGCAGACCGTACAGCCACAAGTGCTGGAGACGGAACCACCACAGCTATCGTGCTTACGGAGGCAATCGTAAGACAGGGACAGGAGCTATTGAACGAGAAGCACAATGTGACGGAGGTGATCAAACACATCAACACAACAGCTAACGGAATCGTTAGCAGCCTGGAAAAATCCTCCAAAAAGGTTAGTGGTAAGACGCTTCACAACGTTGCATCCATCTCGGCTAACAACGACAACGAGATAGGTAAGATTATTTCAAACGCGTACACGAAGGTTGGTAAGAACGGGATCGTTACGATTGAGAACTCGCAGACAGCGGAGACCTACTCAGAGTTCACCAATGGAATAAAGATCGCTAGGGGTTACACGTCTAACATGTTCGTGAACGACTTCAAGAATGACGAGTGTATCATGGACGATGTTCTTGTTCTGGTTACAGACCAGGAGATCTCAAACATACTATCAATAGAGAACGTGCTGAAGACGGTGATACAAGAGAACAAGAAGCTACTCATAATTGGGCCATGCAACCAGAACGTGATCAACACGCTGGCAGTTAATGTTGTGAAGAACAAGTTGAAGTTCTGTAACATCGCACCACCAGAGTTCGGTTACAAGATGAACGAGCTGATGTCAGATATCGCATTGTCGTTGGGTGCCAAATACTTCTCGGAGAGCACTGGTGATGACCTGAGCCTGATATCGATTGATGATTTGGGTAAGGCAGATAGGATAATCATAGGAAGGGACTCATCATCCATTATTAAGCCAGAGAGCAAGCAGCAGGATGTGGACGACAGAGTCAGTCAGCTATGGCAGGCTCACGATGCTGCGCAGAACAAGAATGAGAAGGAGTTCATCAAGAACCGAATCGCCAGCTTAACGGGTAGCATCGCTGTTATATATGTTGGAGGCAACTCAGACTTGGAGCAGAAGGAGAGAAAGGACAGGGTAGACGACGCAGTATGTGCTGTGAGGTCTGCACTTGAGGAGGGAATACTTCCAGGTGGAGGACTTGCACTGTTCAACGAGTCATACAGGATCATAGCTAATGCGGATGAACTGATAGAGGACATCAGTCCAGAGGCATACATAGCGATGCAGATCATGGCAAGGGCTATTCAGGCACCTCTGCTGCAGATACACGAGAACGCAGGCAACGACGGATACGAGATAATGAATGAATGTGCATCAGATGCGAACACGGGATACGACGTGAAGAACGACGTGTACGGTGACATGTACGACATGGGCATCATCGACCCACTAAAGGTCACGAAGAACGCGCTGAAGAACGCTGTCAGTGTAGCCACAACAATACTTAGTACTAACGCAATTATAACAATGACACGAGCATAATGGAAGCAACAATCAGCACAGGATCACCACTTTACAGTGGATTATCAGGAACAACATTTAGTAGCGGAGGAACTTCTTATGGATGTATTACTACACCAAAAACAACACATAAACAAGTAAAGGTTGCGATATTTTTTGTAACAAGGAATAAAGATTACGAGATAATAGACTCTTCGTTTGACCAAGAGGTATGGGTTTGTCAAAAGAAAGGTGTATCACTAGAGGCTGCAACAATGAAGCAAATAGGATACGTAATAGATCCAGACGTGAAGATTATAAGAGAAGTATCATCACTAACAATATAGTATGCAACCAATAAATAAATACCTAGTAATCAATACAATAGAAGAGCAGATGAGGACACAGTCGGGTCTCCTGCTCACTGGTAATGAGACGGAGCAGTTCAGATACAAGAAGGGGGAGGTTGTGAAGCCTGGAACCAACGTGGACTGCGTGAAGGAGGGTGACATAATCTACTACGACAAGAATGCTGGGTACACGATGCTGGTAAACGACATCAAGTACACTGTTATCTTGGAGAGGGACATCGTGGTTGTACTCTAGAGCTTCTGATCCTCTATATCCCTAAGCCTCTTGAGCTCCTTACGCGTACGATTCATCTTACGTATAATGGGCCTGGTGGCTCTCTCGGTATATGACGCGTCGGTCCTGAACATAGGGTTAGATGTTGGGTTCTCTGAGACGTGAACCTTGAGCTCGATCATATGATATATGTCGGTGACCATCCTCTTGGTCTTGTAGGATGCCTCATAAAGTGCAGCCTCACCATTCTTGTTCGGTCTCCACAGGCTGATCCACCCGTCTGCTATCATTCGCTTGAATCGGTCCTTCTCCCAGGTAAGTCCAGACTCGAACTCCCAGAACTGTTTGTGACGGAAGTAACCCTCACTGTAGATGAAGAGTAAGATGTCGATATCGGACGTACTCAGGTTGTGTTTGTTGCGAATGAACGTCTTTATTGCCCTCCAGTACTTGAGGTAGTCTGCGTATGGCTTGTATTTCATTTGATTTATTATTATTATCTTTGCAAAGATAAAACATTTATGATGGCAAAAACAGCATCCTGGACACGAAAGGAAGGAAAGTCAGCCACAGGTGGACTTAACGAGAAGGGAGTAGCATCTTATAGAAAGGAACACCCTGGAAGTAAGTTGAAGATGGCTGTCACAAAGAAGCCATCAGAGTTGAAGCCAGGAAGCAAGGATGCTAATCGAAGGAAATCATTCTGTGCAAGGATGTCAGGAATGCCAGGGCCGATGAAGAAACCAAACGGAGAGCCAACAAGAAAGAAACTAGCACTAGACAAATGGAACTGCGGAAAATAATAGAGCTCGCTAAGAAGTGGGAGTCAAAAGAATCATTAAAAGGATCATACTTAAAAGGAAACATCATGCCATTAAAAAAAGGATCAAGTTCGAAGGTAATATCAGCAAATATTAAGATGGAGCTGAAAAAACATCCATCCATGAGTCAAAAACAAGCAGTAGCAATCAGTCTGTCTAAGGCAGGTAAAACAAAGAAAAAATGAAAAAAGTAGTAGCAAAAAAAGCAGTAGTAGAGAAAGGTACAGGAGAGAAGTATGCTTCAAAGGCAGCAATGGCTAAGCATGAAAAAAAAGAAGGTAAGACTGTTCAAAAAAAAGAAAAGTTTGACTTTATGAAAATGATTGCTAAGAAGAAATAATGAAAGAAAAGAAAGGGATGGGATTTAAGGCTGCTGCAAAAAGCATATCTCAAAAGCAAGGAATTACTATGGAAAGGGCATCTGCAATACTAGCATCTGGAGCAAGAAAGGCTTCACCTGCTGCAAAAAAAGCAAACCCTAACCTAAAGAAGGTAATAAAAAAGAAGTAATGCCAGGAAGAACGGCCAAATACTACGCTGCTAACCCAGAAGCAAAGAAGAAGCACAACGACTACCAGAAGGAGTATAACAAGTCTCCAGATCAGGTAAAGAAACGTGTAGAACTTAATGCTGTTAACAGGAAGCGTGGCACATATGGTAACGGTGATGGACTTGATGCAAGCCATACCAAGAGTGGAATAGTCATGAAGAAAGCATCATTAAATCGTGGATCTAAGAGCGCGATGCCTGGAGATAAGAGAGCAAGAGGAACTAAAAAATAAGTCTATGTTGTTAGGAGATAGAATAGAACAGATTACAACAGCAACTGGAGTTAAGAAGGTTGTGGAGAAGGTTGCTAAGGCAGCAAATAAGGAATGTGGATGTGCTAAGAGAAAGCAGATTCTAAACAATCCAGATTTATTAATAAACAAAATATTGAAGTAATGGCATATCAAAAATTACAAGCTCAAAGAGCAGCATCAGTTACACCTTCAAATACAGTAGACATAGCTTCAGTAAATGGAGGGCCTACAGATGTATGTGTTCTGTATGTTGGAACTGGAGGAAATCTTGCAGTAATAACAGCTGGTGGGGACAGTGTTATATTTACTAATGTGCAGAGCGGATCATTTATACCAGTTCAGGTATCTAGAGTGTTAGTTACTGGGACAAGTGCAACGGGTATTATAGCACTCTGGTAGTATGCAGATATCTATAGGTATATACGTAGGATCACTAAACACAAAAGGAGGTATTAATACATTAATAGCTAACTTTAAAACAAGAGTTGAAGCAGATGGAGGTGTTTTTGAAGCAGAGTCTTGTCTTACTACGTTTTTAAATAACTTAAATAATATATAATGAGTTTATTAGATAAAGCAAGTTTAGTTTGTACACCAAATGCATATAAGACAAGTAAATTATATTCTATAATTCCAACAAATGGTAATGGGGATATGACTTTTAGCAGAGCTACAACTGCAACAAGGGATAATAGTAGTGGATTAGTTGAATTAGTAGGTAATAATATCCCGAGATTAGAATACTATGGCAGTTGCCCAAGTATTTTATTAGAACCACAAAGAACTAATTTATTGACTTACAGTGAAATGTTTGCTGATGTGATTTGGCTTAAACCTAATTCAACAATATCAGCGAATGTTACGACATCTCCTGATGGTACATTAACTGCAGATAGATTTTCTGCCAATGGTATAAATGCTACCCATCAATTAACTCAATCTATCACTTTTACAACAGCTACTAATTACACATTTAGTATGTATGCAAAGGCTGATACAAATAATTTTATTCAATTAGTATTACCAGGGGCTGTTTTTGGTGTTAATGCTTGGGCAAATTTCAATGTATTAAATGGAACTATTGGAACTGTTGGTTCAGCTTCAACTGCTAATATAGTTAATGTGGGTAATGGGTGGTTTAGATGTTCAATAACTGCTCCCGCAACAGTTACAATTCTTTCAACTATTATTGCAAATATAGTAACTTCATCTACATCAATAAGGTCAGAAGCTAATACTTTAACCACCTCGTTATTTATATGGGGAGCACAATTAGAAGTAGGAGCATATATAACATCGTATATTCCTACAACAGCAACAGTTTTAACAAGAAATGCAGATATAATTTCAATAGATAATATTTACACAAATGGATTAATTACAAGCGCAGGGGGAACGTGGTTTGTTGAGTTAGATAATAATTTTAGTTTGGTAAGAGATAGTGCTTCAAATGGATTGTCTTTAGGAGATGTAATAGTCACTGTAAATGGATTTGTAATAAAAAATTCAGGAGTTTTAGGAAGATTAATTATTCAAAAAGTAATCACATCGCCTACAACATTATATACAACTTTAACTGATTCTGTAAAAATATTAATTAAATGGAATGGAGTTACAGCTGATATATTTGTAAATGGAATTAAAGTAGTCACGTCTACTGTGTTTACTACTACTGCAATGGAATATTTACAAGGAAGTGCGTCTGATGTTCCAAAATACATAAAATCAATGATGTTATTTCCAACTCCTTTAACAGATGATGAATGCGCATACTTAACAACTTTATAAAATGAGCAGAGAACAGTTAGATGTAATACTAAATAAGTTTATCAGTAGAAAACTACTTGTATTCTTAATAGCATGTATAGGTTTATTTATAGGTAACCTAAGTTCTTCTGACTGGGTAATTATAGCTACAGCATACATAAGTGTTCAAGGATTTACTGACATAGTTAAAGGATTGAAGAGTTAATGGAATCAACTAAGCTATATATAATAAATTCGTTAACATTTTTTATGACATTTACGAATATTGAGAACACTTTAAAGATATTATTGCTTATACTATCTATAATATACACATCAGTTAAAATTTACGAAACATTAAATGAAAATAGAAATAAAAAGACTTCACAAGACGAGTAAATCAACAATAGGAGAGCTTACTATTGATGGAAAGTTTGAGTGCTACACATTGGAGGATACTGAAAGAGAAGTAAAGATAAAAGGAGAAACCGCTATACCTAAGGGTACATATAAGGTTATAATAAATGAGTCAAATAGATTCAAAAGACTTCTTCCATTGCTTATAGACGTTCCTAACTTCGAGGGAGTTAGAATACATCCAGGTAACTCAAATCATGATACAGATGGATGTATACTAGTTGGAATGAATAGATCTTTAGACTATATTACAAAATCAAGAAAGGCGTTTGATTTATTATTTAAAAAGATGCAGGGTGCTAAGAATATAACTATAACTATATCATAATGAAAAACAGAAATTGGATACTATTTTGGGTATACGTGCTGTTATCAACATGTGTATTACTGATAACATCTTGTTCGTCCAGAAAGATAGTAATAGATGAGGTTAAGAAGGATTCTGTGTCGCAAATGTCGGATAAAATTGCGACAAAAGAAGATATTAAAATAGAAACTAAAAATAATATAACAACCGATGAGTTTACAATAACTCCGTTAGATACGTGTAAGGATATAGTTATAGATGGAAAGACATATAAAAATGTAGTTCTTACTTACAAAAAGACTAAAGATAAAACAATATATACAGAGAAAAAGATAACGTCTAAGATCGAAGATAAACAACAATCTACAAAGATAGTTGAAAGATTAAAAATAAAAAAAGTTGAAAGGAAATCTTTTAACTGGTTATTAGTAGTAATAATATCATTTATAATAGTAGTATGGCTAAACAAACAGTATCTATTAAGTCTGTTAAGAAAGATATAAATAGACCAGGGATTCACTCAAAATCAAAAACTTCATCTCTAAAACAGAGCAAGAACTATAAAAAAGCCTATAAAGGACAAGGAAGATGACAAAAATAAGCAGTTATGTTACAGATGATTTAATAACAGGAGGTGACAAATGGATAGGATCTGACGTTAGTAATTCTTATAGAACTAAAAACTTTACACCTAGTAAGTTAGCATCTTATTTTAATGACAACCAGATAATAAATATTGGAGCAGACCTTCAGTATACATATTATACTCTTGAAATTGGAGAGGGTAGGCCTGAAGGCACGCTTACTTTTGAGACTGAGAGAGGAGCAACTGTTAACTTCTCAACAATAACTACATTCTTATTAAGTAAGTTTACAACTAAAGAGAATGACGTGTCTAACTACTTTAATTTTGTAGTTGGATCTAAGATATTATTATATAAATCTTTAAATGTTAATTCATTTGGATACTATAGTGTTACATCTATAGATCCTTATTTACTAGATGGAAACTTCTATAAGGTAACAGTTTCATATATAAGTGGAAACGGTTTCATGCAGGAGGATAACGATTACATGATATCTGTTGTTGACAAGTCATCAGGCGGAGGTGGTTCACAGAATCTTCAACAAGTTACTGATATTGGAGCATCTACAACTAATCCAATAACTATAAATGCTACTGCTGAACTTGATGCATTAAACATTAATACAACAGGAAGTGGTAATGGATTAAGATCAATATCTCAAGCAACTGCTATTTATGCTCAATCTGACAATACTGCTTTTGCTGGTTCTGGGGATTATGGTATGTATATTACTGCTGCAACTAGTGGAATTATAGTAACTGCTGATACTGATAATGTAGCCATATTAAATCAAGGTTCAAGTGCTGAAGGATTAGTCATAAATAGTGGAACTTCATCTACTGGAAATTTTATAGAGTTAAATAAGAATGGAGTTGATAAATTAACAGTAAATCAAGCAGGAGAATTAACTGCTAATAAATTTATAAAATTAGGTGGTACATCATCACAGATACTTGCAGCTGATGGTTCAGCAATAACAGCAGGAACAAATATAACAATATCTGGAGGAACTATATCTGCGTCAGGTGGAGGAGGAGGAGGAGTAACATCAATTACTGCAACTAGTCCTATAACTTCAAGTGGTGGAACTACTCCAGTTATATCAACATCAATGGCAACTAATAAGTTGATAGGTAGGAGTACAGCTGGTACAGGGGTAATGGAACAAATAACTATTGGTAGTGGACTAACATT